CAGCACATAATCTTTGATTTCCTGATAGGTTGCTTTCAACTCGGCACTGGTGGCATCCAGCTCGTCCAGGTCTAAGTCGATCTCTATCGTGTCATCTGGTTTTTGTTGGGACAAAAGAACAACCGTCTCAACATGCACCGTCATTTTTTCATTATACTACATGGCAAAAAGATTCGTTCAAAAAATTCCCGGCTTTTGCCCGAGAGTTGCTTTTTCCCGATTCACCCTTTTTTGCAGTATTTCACCCCTTTTCAGAGTGCTTACCATACCTATACTCATTGGCAAAACTTCCGTTTATTTCATTTCACCAGTGAATATATCTTTAATCCATTTGGGTACCGTAGGGACTTTTTTCCCGGAGAGAAGCATTTTCACAATTTCTTCTGTATCCTCTTTTCTCCAGAACCTGTCCCGGATATAGCAGTCATGGCTGCAGAATTTTTGCGTCTTGGATAAACTTTCAAATTCCTTTCCGCAAAACATACACTCATGCTTGTAAAGCGGCAGGTGATTCTTCGACCACGCTTTTCTACATTCATCGGAGCAGTAAATTCTCCTCCGTCCGATAGTCTGCTTCTCAATTGGTTTACCGCAATGTCTGCATACACTGTCGGCACAGTCTTCTTCCATCTGCTTGCCATCCTTGGCTTGCAGACGCTTCTTGGCATAGCCATCCAGACCGTTTGCTTTGCAGTAATTTCTTACCTTGTCCCTTGAAAGGTCTAAGACAATTGCAATTTTCCGGTAGCCTAATCCTACATTCCTAAGACGCTCAATCGTCTGTTTCTGTTCCTCTGTCATTTGACATCAACTCCTTAACAAATTTGGTAGTTCAGTAATTGCTCTGAATTGCAAATTTGTCAAGGAATACTTGGCCGTCATTATAAATATGCTTTACTTATGATCCTTTTTCCACTCTTCTAAATACAAAGAACTCAAATCCTCCTCTTTCAATTTATGCAGTGTAAGTGCATTGTTAATTACTTCTTCCGAAAGATTATATATATCATAATCCCTAAATTCCTTTATGTAGCTCAAAATATTTTTCTTAAACAGTTTCAGCCTATTTTTTCTCATTATTTTTACATCATGAGTAAAGTCAGCCTCATACGCTACAATCTTTGTCGGAATTACCATTATACGAATCACTTCTACATCTCCATATTCATTAGAAAACCATGCACAATGATTATTCATTTGTCCAACTTCATATTTCTGTATTGATTTCCTACTCTCATTTACTTCACTTTTACACTCCCACATCATAAACATATTATTTTTTAAACACCATAAATTATCCGGACCTTTTCTTATCAACTTATCCGGTCTATGGCTTTCAAACCCTAATAATTTCCCTATATCATCTATGCTCTTTTCAAATTTCTCTGCCTCCATGCCAAAGCTCATATTTTCTAATAAGTTATTCACTTCAAGTAAAATGTCTTCATATGATTCAAATTTATTAAACCACTTCCTAATAGCTTGTATTCTATTTGAATTGACATTTACAATTTTATTGTATACTATCCCCTCTTTAGGCTTCATAACTTGTGGATTACACGTAAATGCTTTCTGTTGAAATTTTGCTGATTCTAATTTACTAACCGCATATTTGTAACGCCCCATAAGTTGCCAATACCAACCTCTATCATTAGAATCCAAGGAAATCTCACTCATTAACTTTTCAATTGTTCTAACAGCCTCATCATATTTTTCCTTAGCATACAATTTCTCTGCCTTTTTCTCTGCTGCCACTATTTGATACATATCAACTTCCTGCAAGAATCCATGAAGTTGATCCATCTCACTCTTATAATATTCCTTCCATCCCTCATCTCTTTTTAAACACTGATTTATCAGTTCAATCAAATCATCTATTTCACATTTTCTTCTTTCTTCTTTTGACCATTCTGCAAGCTGTAGCCCTATTTCAACTTGTTTTTGTGATTGCTCAGAGAACAATTTTCTAGTTACAGAATTTCTCATAAATTTTGCAATATCCGCCCCCACAACTAAAATACAGGAATAGTCTCTTTCTCCTCTAACACTCCTACCTAACCCCTGTTCAATCTTTTGAGCTATTTTTTTCTGAACTAATTTATTATCCGTTCTGCATTGCTCCTCATAAATATCGCTCATATTAGTAAAAAACGGCAACGAATCCAAAATCAAAATCCTACAGGCAGCATCAGGTAAATCAATACCATCATATCTATTTGCTAAAACTAATACTTTTCCAAAAGCTCCTTTTTTTAAATTTGAAATTTCGGAAAAAATATTCTCGGATGTTGCTAAGATACAGTTATAGTCTTTATAATCGCTTTGCTTTTTCCAAGTCGGAACAATAGAAACAACCCCAAATTTGTATTTTAAACTCGAAAAATATTCTATCATCTTTTCTCGTGTGAACTCTTCGCTAATTAAAGAAGGTAAGAGTATCATTTTTTCGCCTGACCATTTTTGTTCTGGAGACATCAACGGATTCTTTACTGCTTTTATATCAAAATCTAATGTCTTAATAAAAAACACATCATCTTGCGTTGTAGCAGACATTAATATTCTATTTGCTGCTTTTGAAAATGTTCCAAATACGTCTACAGATACATTAATAGGCATAATTTCAATTCCATGGCTTCCTATAAAAGCTTGGCACTTATCAATAGAATTACGAATAAGAGCCCAAGAAAAAGTCAAGAATGTTTCAGAAGTATGATTTGACAATAATTTAAGGACTTCTGTTTTTTTCTCTATCCATGCCCAATATGGTATTGGCAAAACACTCTCGAAATCATTCTCTTTAACAATATCTATAACGGTTCCTTCTCCTTGTTCATTTAAATCTTCCTCGAAAAGATTAAATAAATCATTATATAAGTCCTTATTCTGCTTTCTACTAATGGATATCATAAATGATTCTCTAATAGCATCTACACACGCATGGGCGTCATCTAAAATAACACATCCTGCTTTTTCAAAATGATTACCAATACCAAAAATAGATTTTCCGTTGAACAGCTTCTGTGCATGCGTTACCAAAATCATCTTCCCAGCATAAAACTCACCCGGAATCACATTATCAGAACCAATAGTACCAACCACGATTCCGAATTTGACAGCTTCCATGCATACTTGATCTACCAAATATTTATTAGGACATACATAAATACATGGACCCTGCCCCATATTAATCTTCGATTGCAATATTAATAGACCAATAAGCGTTTTCCCTTCGCCAGTATGTAACTTTATTATTAAATCTCTATCTTCTTTTCGCTCTTCGTACCATTTTTCTAATATTGTAATTTGTGTATTTCTCAATGGACCAGTTACACTTGTCCTATCTAAATTATCATAAATATCAATAGGATTTTCTTTTTTGGAAGTCTTCTCCTTCGCCATTTTTTTCTTAAAGTCTATCATTTTTATCCCCCTTGCACATCTATCTACAAAATCACACTACTGTAACAGAGAAAGTTTGATGAATCCATAAAATCTTTTGTATGATTAAAATTTTATCATATTTTGTCTTATTTTTCCATTAGAAAAGCCAATCGACCAAGCATCCGATTGGCTTTTACATTATACGGTTTTATACTCTATCTCCGTCCCATCCAAAAACACCGTCACAACCATCCCCTCCTCATACACCCTGATACACTCCACCGTCCGCAGCATCAAATCAATATCCACCTCCTGCAACGGCTGTGCCTCCTTCGCTATCTCCATAAAATCCATCGCCCGGAACCTTGCCAGCAAGTCCTCCCCCTGCATCTTCTCTTCCCATTCCGGCACCAGTATATCCCGGCATTCCAGCAGCCGATTCCACGCCATCATATAAATCTCCCGCACCGTTTCTTCATCAATATGTCTATTGGAACACCCCATCACACCTTTTACCTTATACCGTTCACTGCACTGCCACACCTTCCTGTCTCCGGCACTGCTCCGCCAGCCTTTTCTCTGAAATACCTTATTGCATTCCCCACAGACAATCTTTGCTGCAAAGGGATTTGTTTCTGTATTCCTGGCAAAAGAATTTGTCCCATGCTCCTTCAGATACCGTTTTCTGCGTTCTATCTCCAACTGTACGCATTCCCAAATCCATTTCTCAATTATCGCTTCATGGTCATCCTCAATATAATACTGCTGAATTTCCCCCTGATTCTGTACCCGTTTCTTCGTAAGGAAATCTGTGGTATAGCTTTTCTGTAAAAGCGTATCCCCTTTATACTTCTCATTCTCCAACATACTGGCAAGCGTTGTAGACTGCCATTTTGTGCCGCCATCCCAACTCTTAATGCCTTCCCTCTCAAAAACCCGCTTGATATAATCGGTAGTCTTTCCCCAAAGGAACTCCATGAACAGCCGACGGACAATCTTTGCCTGTTTCTTATTGACTATCAGCTTCCCATCTTCATCTGCATCATACCCAAGAAACCGCTTGGTACTCATTTTATGCTGCCCGACTTCAAACCGTTTGCGAATCCCCCACGTACTGTTTTCCGAAATATTCCGGCTCTCATCCTGTGCCAGCGAAGAAAGAATGGTCAGCAGCACCTCTCCCTTTGCATCCAGCGTATCAATATTCTCTTTCTCAAAAGTGATACCCACGCCAATTGATTTCAGTTCCCGCACATAATTCAGGCAGTCCAGTGTATTTCTTGCAAATCTGGAAATGGATTTTGTTATAATCCGGTCAATTTTTCCTGCTCTGCAGTCAGCGATCATCCGGTTAAATTCTTCCCTCTTTTTCGTATTGGTGCCGGAAATTCCTTCATCTGCATAAATCCCTGCACATTCATAAGCAGGATTGCTGTTAATGCTCTCTGTGTAAAAACGCACCTGATTTTCATAACTTGATAACTGCTCTTCTTGGTCTGTACTCACCCGGCAGTACGCTGCTACCCGCAGCTTCTTTTTCTGTGTCCTGCCCCGGTTCCCTTCTGTCAAATTCTTCTTTGCTGGTATAACGGTAATGTTTCTTGCCATTTCTGTAAACCTCCTCTACCACCATCGGTTCTATGATATTCTGCCGGGATGCAGATTCATCAGGAACCCTGATACCCCGGCATGCCTGTTTTCCATGTTCAATATAAGTGGCACACAGCCACTCCACTTTCTTCTTATATCCCTGTCTGCGGCGGAGCGTCCTCCCACAGTGTGGACAGTGCAACATTCCCGTCAGAGGATACCGCCGTTGGTATTTCATCGAATCATCCTGTGCAATATTTCTGCTCCGCTTATTTTCTTCGATTTTCTTCTGCAATTCATCCCATACATCTTCACTCAAAATAGCCGGATGACTGTCTTCCATATAATAGCTCTGCACCTCACCCTTATTTAAAACCGTCTGGTTCCGCATCCCATCCGGTGTATAATACTTCTGCAAATGGAAATCACCTTTGTATTTTTCATTACGGAACATTCCCATGATGCTGCCTACATTCCATTTGCCGCCTGTGACCGTAGGAATTTTCAAAAATTCTGCCAACTGTGCCAACCGGCTGCTGCCGACTCCCAAAAGATACATGTCTACCAGAAACCGGAAAGCAGCCGCTTCCTTTTGATTGATAACCAGTTGTCCAAATTCATCCTTGTCATATCCCATAAACCGCTCTGTGTTAATCATGTACTCGCCACGCTCAAATTTCTTCCGAATTGACCACTTTCTGTTTTCTGATACATTCCTGCTTTCTTCCTCTGCAAATGAAGCAAGGACAGTGAGCATGACCTCACCGTCCCCGGATAATGTGTTGATATTTTGTTCTTCAAAATAGACCGCTACACCCATCTGCCGCAGCTCCCGCACCACTTCCAACAGCACTGCTGTGTTTCTCGCAAACCTTGAAATGGCTTTCGTAATTATTAAATCAATTTTTCCGTCTCTCGCCATCTGCACCATCCGCTGGAACTCCGGGCGGTTCCCACTGTAACCGGAGATTCCCTGATCTGCAAATACTCCAACAAACTCATATTCCGGATTGGCTTTGATGGAGCGTTCATAATAGGAAATCTGATTTTCCAGAGATTCTCCCTGTTTCCTCGTATCTGTGGAGACTCTCGCATAGGCACAGACACGTTTCTTTTTTAATTTGCATTCCTTCGGCTTAATCATCTGTATCCTCATAGCACGGTCTCCCTTCCAAAATATTCTTTCACAAATTCCTTTACCCGGATGTATTGATTCCAAGCATCCTGCTCTTTGTCAATACTCACCACATCCGTTCCTGCCTTGTCACAGGCTTCCATAAATTCAAAAAACTGCTGCCAGTCACGGGCAATCATCGCAGCATCCCTTGTCACAACCACATGAATTTTACCTGCCTGAATGTTCTCAATCAACTGCCGAAATTTCTTTCGGTTCCCATCTGCACCGGAAGCCTCATCCCAAAAGAACTGCTCTTCCTTTTTGATTTCTCCATAGCAGTGAAAAAGCGCTTCTCTCCCCGGTTCAATATATTTGTCATATCCATGGTCACAGTGTGTGGTTCTGTAATAATATGCCACCTGATTTTTTCTCTCTGATATCACCATTTTCCTTTTACCTCCATGCATCCGTTCTCCCTCCCCTGATAAAACCGGGATTTTGGGGTAGTCTATTAATCACTCTGAAAGCCCTATAAGTCAAGCAGATAAACGGTTTCCACGCCTTTCTTTTTTCGTCCGTGCAAACTTATCTGAAACAGCGAAAAAGAAATACCCGGCAGGTCTCCCCACCGGGCAAAATCACATCACTATCTACACCCTCACCGCATAATCCAACGCAATCCATCCATTCTGTTCCTTCTGATAAGATTTCAATAGTCCCCACTTGGAAGCACCTTTCCCATCCGCTTCCTCCACAATGGTAAATATACCAGCTCCCGTGAACTGCCCTGTCCTTGCATAATCCGTTCCGGGACCTTTCCGAATGTTCAAATCCGGAATATTAACCTTTACCATATAAGAAGATATCTCCGGCAGCTCCTCCATGAACTGTACATACTCTTTTCCCGTAGTGATATACAGATCGGATTTCAGCTTATACCACTGTCCGTCTGCACTGATTCCCACCACCGTATAAATACCGTCAAACACCACCTGGTCTACGTTATCTCCCATACATGGTGCCGTCCGCACATTCAGTCCGTCTTTCCCTTTATAGGACACCTTCACAAACCCGGACAACGGATTGACAGGCTGAACTGGCTTCTCTTCATTTCCAGATGCAGTTCCCGCATCCCCGATGATGTTCTTCAAAATCGTAAGAATCTTTGCACCATATCCGGCTCCTGCCGCCCAGCCTTTTCCCTGCGGATTCTCCTGAATCCCTAGCCACTCCACATAAGGGGCAGAACCTCTTGTAACATATTTGAAGCGTGGGTCGATATTCTCATTCTTCAAACCATCCTCACAGGCGTAGGCTTTTAAGTGCTGAACCTGACACCGGATTCCCATCTGCGGTGTCTCAAAAGACAGTCCTTTCATGCCGTTCTGCGTCACGCCCATCCCGGCAAAATTATTCTGTTCCAGCGTGACCGCACTCTGGCTGAACCCAAAGTTTCCCGTTTCCAGACAGGACTGGGCAAAAGCAACATCTCCTCTTACACCTTCTGTCTCTCCCTCGGAAAGATACAGTGGAATCATATCCAATACCGGCTGTGCCACAGACGGATTTTTCTTCCTGATATATTCCCTCATCTGCTCCACGGTTGCCACGGCTTTTCCCATAATCTTCGTATAAGAAGCAGTAACCGAACCATTCCCGGAATCCGCACCACCGTCCATCTTTGCTTTGATATCCTTACGGAACTGTACCATGGTCAGCCCAAATCGGTTCCAGATATGCTCCACATCTCCATGATTGCTGGCAATCCCTCTTTTACACCCCTCACTGTGGCTGATGATTACACCATCCGCCAAAGGATTCAGCTTGTACTGCTTACACAGATACGCAAACAGCTCCACCGCATATTGATAAGTGGCAAGCACATGCTTCTTCGTATTGCTCCCATCCCCGGTCTCCGTCCAGTTCACTCCGCCTGTATAGCGGATGGTAGACGGCTCCGTCAGTTCCACTCCGATGTGGGTGTTGTTCCCGGCACCGCCGCAGTGCCAGCCTCTGTGGTTCCACGGCAGAATCTGATACACATCCCCGTCCGGTTCCACGATGGCATGGACACAGGCGTTTGCCCCGCTCTTGTTCCAATTATTCATAAACGCAGATGCCTTCGGCTGCGGACAGCCAACGGAATGAATCATCAGTCCTTTCACTGTAATTTTTCTTCCAGACTGGTAACAGTCAGACTTGGTAAGATAATTCTGAATCAGCTTCATATTCCCTGACCTCTCTTTCTGATTTTAGACAGCAAAAAAGGCACCAGCTTTTCTGCCAATGCCCGCTCCTGCTTCTCTATTCCCTTTTCCTGAATTCCTCTACTTTTCCTAATATCTACTTTTCCTCTTTCTCCTTGTGTAACTGCTCCAGCACCATTTTCAGCTTCTCCGGTACCGGAAGCCCGATGCGGGATGCATTTTCCAGAATAGAAATCCCCTCATTAGACAAATAGAAGAAAATGACTGCCGTTCTCAGTACACTCCCGTCCTGAATGACATAAAAATCAATGATGTGTCCCAACGCCACCAGACAGAAGATCACTACCTTCTTAAAAATTCCTTTGAATCCCACTTCGCTGGACAGCTTCTTCTCCACCGCCGCAGCCATCAGCCCGGTCAGATAATCCACCACCACAAATACCACCAGTGCATAGATAACCCCGTCCAGACCACCTACAAACCAGCCGAAGAAACCACCCACGGCCGCAAACCCACACTGCATCACATTGACAAATTCTTTCATGGAAGAATCCCTCTCTTTCTTTTTTATATGGAAAAAGCGGCCTGCTCCCAAAAGCCGCCGCCCTTATCCCAGATTCATTTATACGGTTTCCTCTTCCGTCAGCGTATAGGTGATCTTCATGGTCTTGTCCACGGTTTTCACCACCGCCGAAGAAAGGTTGTTGATAGTTGCCAGATACGGAGTAAGCAGGTACATGGTACGGTATTCATTTCCATAGCTGCCTCCCCATCCCACCAGAAAGTTTTTATACTGAAAGAGCGGTGTTGCCGCATCGTTCAGCCGGAAGCTGCCCTGTGTGCGGATGACCGTATCCTCCGCTGTCACCTGAAAATCCCCTGCCACAATCAGATCTCCGATGAGCGTCATATACACCTCACAGCTTCCAGTCTCACACAGGGGCTTCCATTTGGAAGTAAACCCAAACTCAATCAGCGTCACATCTGCGGAATTTGCGGTGTTGATCTTATAAATCCCCTTTTTGTTATAAGCAGGGACATACAGATAACCGCCCCTCATACAGCACTGGATGATACGCTCCGGGTAAGTTGCCGTCTCATCCCTCTGCCCCACTGGCATCAGCTTTGCATGGGAAATCTTTGTCCGTTTCAGCCCGGTCTTGATCTCATAGGCATTCATGATGCTTTCCTTTACCTCATCCAGCATCTCCCCGGCCTTCTGCATTTCCTTTGAATCCCCGATGGCAATGGTCATGGGATTGTGGATCATCATCATGGCAACCGGGCTCATCAGCACCGTGGTTCCTGCCATGGCAATGACCGATGCCGCCGAAGCCGCCAGCGCATCTACTTTGACTGTCACATCGCCCTTGTATTCCATCAGCATGTTGTAAATCTGTGCCGCCGCAAACACATCCCCGCCCGGAGAGTTGATCCAGACCGTGATATTTCCTGTCCCGGCATCCAATTCCTTTTGGAACAGTTTCGGTGTCACTTCATCCCCGAACCATGTCTCATCGGAAATCTGCCCGTTCAGTACCAGAGTCCGTTCCTCCTCTGCCTCATTTCTTACCCAGTTCCAAAACTTCCGCTTCATTCCTCTCTCACCTCCTGATTTCAGGCAAAAAGAAAGCCAGCAGATGATTTTTCTTTCACCTGTTGGCCCTATTGCTTTTCTATTCTATTTTCCGCCTCACTGCCTTTTCCCGCAAATGCCCCGGCATCTTCCAGCTTTGTCATATTTCCGTTGATCAGATACAAATCTCCGCCTTCTTCTTTTGGAATCAGGTTCATATCCTCCATTTCACGGATATCATTAGCAGACAGCCACCCGTTCTGCCGTCCTACGGAATATCCATTCATACGGCTCTGGTAATCCCCACGGAGAAGCCCATCCACGTTCAGCTTGATAAAATATTCCTGTTTCTCTTGCGGCAAAAACAACGCCCTCTGTAAGGACTGTTCCCACCGGATCACCCACGGGTCTAAGGTGTACTTCACAAACTCCAGAGACTGCTGTTCAATATTGGAAAAACTGGATTTATCCAAATCTCCCACCATATGTGGCGGAATCCGGTACAGCCTCGCAATCTCGTTAATCTGGAACTTCCTTGTCTCCAGAAACTGTGCTTCCTCCGGTGGGATACCAATCTGCTGATACTTCATGCCCTCCTCCAGCACTGCCACCTTCCCGGCGTTCCTGCTGCCGCCGTACACCGACTGCCAGCTTTCCCTGACCTTTGCCGGGTCTTTCAGCACACCCGGATGCTCCAGAACACCTCCGGGATTTGCCCCGTTCTCAAAGAAAGAAGCTCCATACTCCTCACAGGCAAGCGTCATTCCCACCGCATTCTTTGCCATGGCAATGGGAGAATATCCCACCAGTCCGTCAAATCCAAGTCCCGGAATATGAAGCACATCCTGCTCACGCAGATACACTCTGCCGTATTCTTTAAAATTGGGGTTCTCATCACTGTTCCGGGTGTAGATATAATAAAGCTGTCCATGCTCATCCCGTTCCGCCTCCATCTTATCCGGCAGGAGCGGATACAAAGCCAGCACCTTCCCATTCCCGTCACGGATGATCTGTGCATAAGCGTTGCCCCACACCAAAAGATGGCTCATCAGCGTTTCCCGGAACACAAAAGAAGTCATCTCAGGATTCGGCTCATCATGGAGCAGATGATACAGCGGATGGGGGTATACCCGTTCCTTCCCTGTATCTGTATAACGGTAAACATGAATCGGCAATGATGCCACTGCTTCCGAAAGAATCCGCACACAGGAATACACCGCCGTGGTCTGCATGGCAGTACGCTCATTTACCGTTTTTCCGCTGGTGCTTCTTCCAAAGAAAAAGGAATAAGCAGAACCGCCGTAACTGTCTCTGGGCTTATCCCTCGCTCCCCGGATACCTAAAATGGATTTGAGATTCATGGGCTCCTCCTTAAAAATGGGTAAAAAGAAAGCACCTACGAAGAGATGCTGTTCTGTGATAGGTTTCTGTTTTTTATTATAAAGCATTTCATCAAACTGAGATTTATTGAGTCACCTCTACAATTTGTTTTAGCGAATCATAATCAACAAAATCTACTTTTTTGTTATAGGTTTCTATCAGTGCCTTATCTTCTTGCATAAGACTTTCAACTGGCTTGTTTTTAAGAGAATGATATAACATTTTCATCATAGTCTTGTGCTTGAAATTCAATTTGCTGTAATCAATCCCACCTCTTAGATGAAAAACAGATGAATTTTTTAATAAATGCTCTGGCACTTGTTTTTTTATGGAATTTCTGATATTGCTTATATTTTCCTTATCACATACATCTGCTAATCCTACTGTCACGATAACCAGCTTTGTATTTGGAGATAATTGTTTAACTGTATTCTTTAACCCTTTAATGCCGCCTGCATATAAACCACCAAAATAGATTATTCGCTCATAATCAATCAAGGTTTTTATATCTTCATAGCTGATAACTGGAAATCCCGTCATTTCTGCAAATTTTTCTGCATATTGCTTTGTTGTGCCATACTGACTGCCATATATAATTAAAGTATTCATATATCATTTCCTCTACAACTTCCTGTTTGCCTCTATCTATTAGCTTTCCATTGTTCTCTTGTCATATAGTTTGTATGCCCGATTCTTGTCTCCTCCATAAGTGGCACAGGCGCATCATTGCATGTGTGATGATAAACAAATCCAAGTTTCTCCTGCACCCTTTTTGATTTCGCATTCCCTTCATAATATCCACACCATATGATATTCATGGCAAGATCCTCAAAACCATGCCGCAGCAACTCTCTGGCAGCTTCTGGAATCAGTCCCTGTCCCCAAAACTCCTGACCTATCCAATAACCAAGTTCACATTCATCATCTTTATTCGTCATATCCGTAGCGCCATTCAGCTTCAATTCAATAGCACCAATTGCCCGGTTGTCTGACTTCAAGCAGACCGCATAGCACTCTTTCCCATCAAAAACATTCTGTATAACATCACGGCTCTCATCAATATTCTTATGTGGCGGCCACCCTGCAATCGGTCCAACTTCCGGATTTTTTGCATATTCATATAAACTCTCTGCATCTGTTTCCTTCCACGGACGCAAAAGCAGTCGTTCTGTACTTAATACCATATTCCAGCCCCCTTATAAACTCAAATTCTATTTTTCTCAATAATACCACAATCTGAGCCGGATTAAAACACCAAAACTCCTCTGTCATCATACACGCTTCCCGTACTGCCGCCATTGCGGATTGCCCGGTCAAGTGCCATGATTGTGGCAACTGCACCATCAATCTTCTCTGTAGATTTCTCCTTATCCGGCTTGATATTCCCTGCCGGGTCTGTCCGCACAAAGATATTATCCATCATCCACCGCAGCACCGGATGTCCTCCATGTGCCAGTTTCTGTTCCAATGTCAACTTCATCAGCTCCTTACTCGGCGGTGACATATCCTTAAACCCCTGCCCGAATGGAATCACCGTGAATCCCAATCCTTCCAGATTCTGTACCATCTGCACCGCTCCCCATCGGTCAAAGGCAATCTCTTTGATATGAAATTTCTTCCCCAGCTCATCTATAAAATTCTCAATGAATCCATAATGAATGACATTTCCTTCTGTTGTCATCAGCTTTCCCTGCTTCGCCCACACATCATAGGGCACATGGTCGCGGCGAACTCTCTGAATCATGTTTTCTTCCGGTATCCAAAAGTACGGAAGAATCACATATTTCTCCATATCATTCCTCGGAGGAAATACCAGCACAAAAGCCGTGATATCAATGGAACTGGACAAGTCCAAGCCTCCATAACATTCCCTGCCAAGCAGTTCCCTCTCATCTACTGCAAAGGCACAGCCATCCCATTTCTCCATCTGCATCCATCTTGTGGACTGCTTCACCCACTGGTTCAAACGGAGCTGCCGGAAAATATTCTCTTCTGCCGGATTGTCCTTTGCACTCAGATAAGCATTCCTTACCTTTTCAATATCAATGGTATGCCCCAATGACGGATTCGCCTGATGCCAGATTTCCTCCGATGACCAGTCTGCATCATCTGCCGCACCATAGATTACAGGATAAAAGGTCGGGTCAATTTTTCTTCCCTGTAAAATATCTTCTGCCTTCTGGTGCTGTTCAAAGCACACCGAATGTCGGTCTGTCCCTGCTGTCGTAATCAGGAAGAATAACGGCTGTGTTCTTGCATCACCGGAGCCTTTCGTCATAACATCAAACAAATCCAATGCGGATAAGCCAGATGCGCATGTAGTATTTCTCATTTTCCTCAATGCGCTCCTCTGCATCAATCCGCTTCTGCTCCTTTGCCTGTTTTACCATGGCGGATGCCAGGTCAGTATAGGCTTTCGCCCGAACCGCATCCTCTGTGTATGGAAATCGGAAAGTCAGATTCCCGTCTGCTAATTTAATCCCTTTGATATCCTCTTCGTATGCCCGGAAGGAATCTTCAAATGCCTCTGCGGTCACCTCGCCGTTCCCTTCCAGTTCTTCCACCAGACCGTCCGGAATGGAAAAATTCTTTTCTCCCACAGACTGGTTGATCAGGTACTGTCTGCTGTGGATAAGGAAAATCAGGTTCTTCAGATTCAATGCGGTCATCCCCTCCATTGGAAAGCTGACCAGCAGTTTACTCTCATCTGTTTCCGGCACATCCACAAATCCCCGTTCAATCAATCCTGCCAGCACAATCTCCGCTGTCTTTTCATCATCTGTCTCTACTGTGCCAGCCCGGTCAATGATGCAGTTCCCCACCTGAAAGTTGCAGGATGGAACCCCAAGGTATTTGGATGGTGTGTTTAAAATTTCTGCGACTGCCTTTACAACTTCTTTTCTGTTTTCTGCGTTTGTTTTTATCTTCATATGGCTTTTCCTCCGTTCTTTTGAGCCTTGTTTTTTGGTACTACATTAATCACTCTGAACGGGTGTAAAGTCAACTCAATTCTGCGTTTTTATGAGGTTTATTTTCTTTCATGGATTCATCTGAATTTCCAGTGCTTTCACGACTTTCCGGCAGTGCCATTGCCACCGCATATGCCACGGTTGCCGTCACCGCATTCCCAGCCTGTCGGTAAATCTGGGCATCAGAATTTACAGCAGCCGCTTTCTCAAAAAGAACATCCGGGAATCCCTGCAGCCGAAAACATTCACGGGGTGTCAGCCTTCTGATTCTTCCGCATTTCAACAATGTTCCCATCTTACATCCCGTGTCCAGCGTTTGGGAACAACTTTTTCCAACCCTGCCCCTGCGGGTACTGCTTTGGGGATAAGCAAGCGCAATCCCGTCACCGGGATATGCCAGATCATATCCTGCTTTTGTCCCGTTCCGGATAGGAATACCGGAATCCGCATCCTGCTTCTTACACAGGTAGACCCCATGCCGGTCCTGCCCGGTAAGCGTGAACATCGGCTCCCCATCTTCTTTCATCCGTCTGCCATTCTGCCGTTTTTTCAATCGGTCAGGTGTCAGCACCGCATGGGCTTCCAACACGCCGGAGTTACAAGCCCTGCGTTTTGTCACCCCTGCTGTATATCTGGAAATTAAACATCTGGCATCTTCAGTAATATGAGGATTTTCCATCGTCTGGTCAATGAATATTTTTGTCCCTTCCCCTTTATTTGTTGTGACCGAAGGTGCCAGCCCATTAGAATCATATACACTTCCGTTCATCCCTCTTCCGCTGGGATTTACATTTCCCACACAGTATAATCCCGTCTTCGCTCCCATGCCTCCGCCATTGGCTCCCAGCGTAACTGCAATCCCCTCCGGGTCATACACCCGGTAGCCCTGCATCCCGCCTATAACTTCTTTAAGAGCTCCTCCGTTTTCTCCTGTGACAGGTAATATTTCCCGTCTGCCTCTGCTTCTAAGATTTGCGATAAGGAACACCCGCTCCCTGTTCTGGGGGACTCCGAAATCTTTGGAGTTAAGCACCTGCCATCTTGTGTCATACCCCGCTTCGTCCATTTCAGATAAAACTGCGGCAAAATCGAAGCCTGCATTAACCGATAGCAGGTTCTTAACGTTCTCAGCAAGTAGGTATGTGGGTTTATCACTTTCTTCTTTGCCTTTGACAAGGTCAATGATGTTGTAATAGATTCCACTTCGCTTTCCAGAGAGTCCTCTCTGTTTTCCTGCAATGGAAATATCCTGGCATGGGAATCCGAAGCACCAGATATCTGCGTATGGGACATCTTCCAATCTGAGTTTTGTGACATCATCCGCAAACCACTCCCCTTCCGTATCATACATGGCTTCATAGGAAGCCCTTGCAAATTTATCAAATTCACAGTAGCCAATGCACTTATGCCCTGCTGCTTCCAATCCCAGACGGAAACCGCCGATACCGGAACATAAATCAAGGAAGGTCAACTGTTTCATCCGCATTACCTTCCTTCTCCAAATCTGAATATTTGGTTTCCTGCCCATCCCTGATTACTGACACATCCTCCGCGGAGCCTCTCTGCTCCACATACCGCTTCACAATCACATCCACAAATTTTTCATCCAGTTCAATTCCATAACAGATGCGCTTCGTCTGCTCACAGGCAACCAGCGTGGAACCGGAACCAAGGAACGGATCCAGCACAATACAGTTGCTCATACAGGAATTTTGTATCGGATATGCCATCAGTCCTACTGGCTTCATGGTCGGATGGTCTTTGGACTGCTTCGGACGGTCAAATTCCCAGATAGTTGTCTGCTTTCTGTCAGAATACCAGTTGTGCTTCCCATCTTTTTTCCATCCAAACAGCACGGGTTCATGCTGCCACTGGTATGGGCTTCTTCCAAGGACAAGACTCTGCTTTTTCCAGATACAGCACCCGGAAAGATAAAATCCTGCATCATGGAATGCCTTACGGAAATTCAAACCTTCCGTGTCCGCATGAAATACATAAATAGATGCATCCGGCTCCATGCTCTGTTCCATATTTACAAATGCCACAAAAAGGAACTTATAAAATTTATCATCTTCCATGTGGTCATTCTGGATATTTCCGGCAGTTCCTTCATAATTGACATTATAAGGCGGATCGGTCACTACCAGATTTGCCTTGGCTCCTGCCATCAGTTTTTCATAAGTTTCCGGTAGAGTAGAATCTCCGCACACTACCCGGTGTCTTCCCAACAGCCACACATCTCCCGTTTTTGCAATCGGCGGATTCTGCAGCTCTGCATCCACATCGAAATCATCTTCCGTGATTTTCTTATCGTGGACGGAATTGAAAAGCTGTTCAATCTCCGGCGGTTCAAAACCAGTGAAACCAACATCAAAATCAGAATCCTGCAAATCCTTAATCAAATCTGCCAGCAGTTCCTTATTCCATTCGCCTGTAATCTTATTCAGGGCGATATTGAGTGCCTTTTCTTTCTTCTTGTCGATGTCTATAACAATGCAGTCAATTTCCTCATATCCCAAATCGGAAAGCACCGTCACCCTCTGATGTCCGCCGATGATAGTCATATCTGCATTTACGATGACAGGCTCCACATACCCAAACTCCTTGATGGAATTTTTGATTTTCTCATATTCCTTATCGCCGGGTTTGAGTTTCTTTCTCGGATTGTAAGCTGCCGGAATCAACTCGGCTATTTTGATTTTCCTAAATTCCATCTTCATCCCTCCAGAACCTGTCTCTGATATAACAATGGTGGCTGCAGTATTTCCTGCGGTTATCCCCATAGGCTTCAAAAGTCCTGCCGCAATATGCACATTTCTTTGTGTAGACCGCTTTCCGGTTTCCTGCCTCCGGGTGTGTTTTCCACCAGAGCCTCCGGCAATTATCCGAGCAGAATCTTCTCGGTCTGCCGTTTCCCGGCTGAGTGATTTCCTTTCCGCAGCATACACAGATTTTTCCCTCTGCCATCCGCTCCTGAAGATTCATTGCAGTAGCCTTGGCGTACCCAGCCATATCATTTGCCTTGCAGTAATTCCGCACGATGTCACGGGTCAGCCCCACTGTTTCCGCAATCGTCCGGTACCCCATGCCCTGCATCCGCAGTTCTTTTATCTGCACTGCCTGAGCATCCGTCATCCTTTCCACCTCCAACTAAAAAAAGCCGGAAAACCATCATTTCAGAATGATTTTCAGCTTCAAAACACGGGATTTTCTATACTTTTTAGCAAAACTTTCTGACAATTATTCTGCGAAAGTCCTGTGCTTATGTATGGAAAGGCACTGCTTTTCCTATCCCCCCTATCAATTTCTGCGAAAATATGCGTCCCGGGGGGCGGCGGTTTCCGGGAGGCTCATTTTTAGAGATTCAGACTGCCCCTCCCCCTGCGGAAATTCACCAATTATTTCATAATCCTCACAATTCAAGACGCTTATGTTTGTGCAGGTTATGCCTCCGAATTGACTGGATAATTATCCGAATCAGATTTAACATGGCACTACCAGCAGGAAACCAGCCACTGGCGGGTTCCCTGCACACGATAGCGAAACAAAAGGAGGCAAACGCTTATGATGAAAACAAAACTTATGAAAGTCCTTTACTCCACACGGAGCAGACAGAACCCAGGCTGCTGGCACGGTAGCACCTACATTGAGACACCGAAGATTTCCATGGAAGGAAAGTGGCTGGAGGCTCTCGGCTTCCACGTCGGAGACGCCATTGAAGTTTCCTATGAGGACAACTGCATCCGCATTACTCCGGCTCCGAAACCAGCCATGGTCTGCGAACCCCAGACAGAGTATGAAGCTACAGCTATTGCTACTAAAAAATCACGGAAGAAACAGCCAGCTCAATAACGGTATTCCTGATACCTGTCTTCGGTCATCGTTTTCTTATCATGACAGGACTTGCAGAGACTCTGCCAGTTTCCTTCATCCCAAAACAATCCTTCATCCCCACGGTGCGGTACGATATGATCCACCACGGTTGCCCTGACCAGTTTTCCCTGCTCCCTGCACTTCACACACAGCGGATGTGCTTTCAGGTAACGGTTCCGGGCTTTCCTCCAACGGCTGTCGTACCCCCGCCCGGAGGATGTGGCACGGTCACGGCTGTGTAACTTTTCATGCTCCACGCAATAAAGCCCTGCGGTAAGTTCCGGGCATCCCGGATGCTTGCAGGGCTTTAACGGTTTTCTCGGCATAGCATCACCACTTCCTTACACCACCATAATAGCGTTCTGCGATATCGTCCTGCTGATACTCTGGCAGCCCCCGAAGACGTTCCTGTGCTTTCTTTAAAGATTCCTGATATTCTTCCACTGTTTTATGAAATCTACAGGAGGTTCCTTCGCAGCTTCCGCCGCTTAACACGGTACATCTCCCATCTTCATTCATTCCAAAACAATCCATCTTATCTCCCTTCTCCATCCCTTCCTGTCAAAAAGGGCAAGTAATCCTGACGGACTGATTTTAAAATATACCATGACTGAGTACCAGGCAATAGCATGGCCACTTGATCCGTTTACAAAAATCTCAGGACTTGACATGGATACTCAGAACCATCTTGATGCAATGTTCAAAGCTGCCACAAATACTGTAACCCCATCAGTCAATCTAGTATCTTTTTTGTCAATGAAAAATTCAATACGTCCTGACCGTAAATATCAGTTTGTCAGAGAAGGGGACAATATCAAGGCCCACCTCATGTACCTTATCCAGATAAAAGCCGACAAAGGATTAGACCTCAAATTCCTCTCTCACAAATATTATGCAGTTTCATTCAAATCAATCAGCCAACAGGACAAAAACATCACAGATATTGCAAGTTCTGCCTGTGTAGCGTCTGGATTGATTGATCCAATTTGGTCAGTTGATGCTCTCTTAGAATGCTTAGATATGAACGCTGTCAATAACGTAATTGAAAGAATCGTTTCCGATAACAAATAA